TGGAAAAATGATCGCAAAAACGAACACAATAGTGAACCAATGACTGAAAGTCTATCAATCATGATGGGTTATATGAATGCCGGTAATGAGGCCGTCACTTGGGAAATTAACTTGTAAGACTAAAATTGTTAGTAACTTGACTAAAAAAAAGTTACTAATACTTTTTTATGTCAAATACTTTTCGTATATTTATATAGTTAATGAATGAGTAATCTTAAAAACAACAAAAAAATGACAAAGCAACAAATCGCTAACGAATGGGTAGAATGGACTAAAGCTAACTTCTACCACGAACAGTATGGTGAATCGCAAAGCTATGCACCTATCTCCGATGCTCAATGGAACACCTTTGGTTACATTATGAGTTATCACACTGAAACCTGGTCCGACCCGTGTCCCAATGGTACCGAAGAACGTATGTGGTATCGCGCATTCGCTACTATGATTACAGTTGGTAAAGATGGCACTAAAAAGATTGTGAGTGACTTCATTGATAAACAACCTTCTTTAATGTCTGTTAGCCATCAAATCATTCAACTTATTTGTTGGTCTGATGTAATCTTTGAATCAAATTGTTAGTAACTTGACCAAAAAAAGTTATCCGTATATTTTTTAGTGTCAAATACTTTTCGTATATTTATATAGTAACAATGAGGGTAACCTCGCTAAAATAAAGTAACAATGAAAGCACAAACAGTAAACACCCAAATCCAGAAAGCGTTCAACCTTAAGAGCGTACCATTCCAACAAGTAAACAACTATTCAATGTGGGATAGTTACGGTCACTTTTACTTCAACATCGTTATGTTAGACAAGCAAAGCTTCAAAGCCGCGGCGCTCGAGGGTACGTACTACCATTTTAGCTTAGAAATGCTAGAAGATAAAATGTGTCTGAGTATGGAACTTGACCGTTCATGGGTTGATAAAGATGGTGTAACACACGAAGAAGAACTTATGAACTACTGTGAGGTGTTACCTTACAGCAAAGAAGGTATCAATGAGTTTAAAACACAACTTAAAGCTTTCAGTGTGAAGGCCACCAAGTTCTCAATGGCTCAGATAAAAGACAAGTTCTTATCTCACACTTTACAAGTACTATAAATAAAATGGAAAATCAAGTATTAAACCCAGAAGCAAACATTAATTATCTTGAATACTTTCAAACAGATGAGTTCATAAACCTTTCATTCGATGAACAGTTCAAGTACCTCGAAACATATTGTAAATACATTACACCATATACCCATCTTCAAGCAGAGCTTCCATACATTTCATTATGGAAAGACCGTAAACAACACTATGATTGGTTTCCTCAACAACACAACGTTAGCATTAGCTTTGGATTGTGTACCGTTAGAGATGCGTATACTGGTACTTTTAAAGTAATGGATAAAGGTTGCTATATTGAACTTTATACCAATGAGAATATGATGATGAAACACTACAATCGTATTTATGAGTTGTTGCAACGTTTCGAAACTGAAAAATGGGTGACTAAATAATAAGAATCTAAACTAGTTAAAACCGGGGGTTTCGTTTTGTTTGATTACAGTTAGGGTTAAATACCCAAGGGTGAGTTTCCGGTCTCACCCTTTTTTATTACCTCTTGGTACTCATCCCACAGATCTTCTTGTACCCAGTTTTCTTTCTTAACCATTATGTAGTCACGGATGTCTCGTTCTTTGGGATATGGTAGAGGTTTTGCTTTATAATTCTGTTTGCCGCTTCTCGATTTATTTCTTCTACTGTTATCATTAAAATAAGGTCATTACCTTCGGGGTTTAACGTAGTTGTAAGTTCCGAGTGTCTTGTTTTTCTTGCGGTTCCAGTTTGCAAGGGCTGTTGCAATAATGGTATCGTCATGTCCCGTTGGTGGGTGCGTATAACGAATGCTACGGGTCTTTGCATTATATTCGTAAGTGAACACAGTCATCTCAGAGTAGAGTGCCCAGAATAAGTCCTGGCTTGGTATCTTAAGAGTGTTCTCATTGATGTCCAGGATCATTCCCTCGATGATTTCATTCTTCGAAGTATTGGTAGTTGTAAAGGGATGGGTGTCAGGCCATTCTTTCTTCAACATTTCAAAAATAGGGTCACCCAGACCGTTAATTTCCACTACCACTGTAGCGTTCCATTTACGGACTCGATTTAAGATGTCTTTCACCATCTGTGACCACTCCATTTGGTTGTTCCTATATATGTCTACTATTTTACCTGAGGCATCCATAAACGTGGCCACAGTCCAGTCCTGGGCTCTGCCAATATCTACGCCGCAGTAGACCTTTCCTGCAGGAGGCGTCCAAGCTGGGAAACAGTTCTTGTCGATGTCTGTGAATACCTCACCACCTGAATCTATAAACTCTGCGAGGTACTCTTGGCGGAATACCGCTTCAGGTAGTGTGCGCTTAGCTTCATCGATCTCTGATGGATTGATGAACGGTGTCTCATATGAACTTGCAGTATACGATTTGTAATCTGGGTACTCTGGGGATTGGCCCATTAAGAAAAGTTCGTAGAAAAGTGTCTTGCCTTTGGGTGTTGACAGGAAAAGGCATTTGCGACCTCGCACTAGTAGCGTAGGTTTGATGGCCTCTGTCCAGGCCTCTGGCTTCATGAATGCAAATTCATCAAGGCAGGCGAAATCTACAGTTTCCCCTCGGATGTTATCATAGCGTTCAGCTGAACGGAAGATAATGCGGGTGCCCGTCTTTAGTTCAAGTTCGTTAGATGAAAAGTTGTTTGAGGCAACAATCCCACTCTGTGCAATCGCTGCATACAGTTCCTTGTGTACCTTCGCCGCTTGGGCATACACGGGACTCACGAACATAATCTTGCACGGACCATAGTTGATCGCCCAGTACAGCATAAGGTTCATCGCAAGCATGGTCTTCCCAACTTGGCGACCACACGACACTACATGGTATTTCTCCTGGCCCTCCAGTACACCAGCTAAAATCCTCTTCTGAAGACTTGTTGGTGTAAAGCCAATAAAGGTTTTGGTTTGGCTCATTCTTCATCGGTTTCATCAACGTATTCGCCATGCACCTTTGCGCTTGATGGGTGGTTATTAAAGTAATCGAATACGCTGCCCTGCTCGTCGCCTGGGTCACTCACATAATAGTCGTCACAAAAGATTTCGTTTTCCATAAGTTATTTACCCTGGCCGCGGTAGCGTTTAGCAGGTTTGTTTTTCTTTGAATGTATGCCTGGGCGCTTCTTGCGAGGTTTGCCCACTAACTTGATTGCGATGCCCTTTTTCATAGTTCGTCAATATTGAAGTCACCATTGCCTGGTTCCTCTTCTTCGGTTCCGTTAAACTTGAACTTAACGTTTTTGAAAAGGTCTTCACCGCCTTTCCCCGTGATTTCTTGACGGGCTAGCGTAGGTATAAATCTTTCAGAAACTTTAATCATAAGATCCATTGCTTTTTGTGGATCCGTTTCAGCAACTCTCATAATCCATTCCTCATAGTATGGAATGTTATTTTCAAGTAATTGAGCCCATGCCTCACGCAGTTCTTCAGTAATTCTGTTAGATGCACCTTTTGGTCTGCCTGGTCCTCCTGGATGTCCTTTCTCGAATGGCATATATTATTTTATATTATTTTTATACTATAAGATATACTTACTATTAAATTTAATCTAGATAAATTTGATTTCTAACAATGCGGCCAACTATTGTAGTGTTTATGTTATATTCCTTTGCTAACTTTGCAATCATACCATATTTTTTTACATACTTCGAACGAATCTCGTTTGCTAATTCCATTGTTATACTTCTGGTAGCTTTACCACCGCTACTAGAAATTCTAAAAGCTGTGTCTTTATCGATGTATGGGATTCCACCAGTACGTGTGCCGTTTCTATTTAAGCTCTCCTGTATTTTTAATTGTGTTTCAGGGCTAGGTGGTTTTAAGTTTTTAATACTAACCATATAGTGAGAATTGTCAACAGGATATCCATATTGTTTTTGTAGTTCAATTTCGCGATCGCCAGCTAGCCAACCATCTTCGTGTTCTTCAAGGATTTCCCATTCTGTAAAACCTTGTACTTTCATACGCCGCTTTATATTTTTAGTGCAGCCGATTTTAACTCCTGGTATGTGATAAATATAATGCATATTAATTAAATTTTGCGTGCTTCTCAATAGCTTTTCTAGCGTTGTAGAGACAGCGGCCGCAAGAACTGGGTTTGTGCTTGCCAGGTTCGTAAAAGTTCGCTATACTGAAGATATCTGCGGTCTCGCGCGAATCTGGTTTCTTGTTGTATGGTGTGAAAAGTTTTCTGTTGGCCACCAACCAAGCGTCTACTAATTCTTGTGTCATAGTCTTTGGATTAATCTGTATATTACTTCTGAGGTTACCCCAGTCATTGCTGCTGCTAAGAAACCTTGTGTGCCGTATTGGATGACTAACGGGAATAGTGAAAGCCAGAAGCCCCAACATAAGTTACAATTAAACGGCTTAAAGTTGATCTCTAAGTATTGAAAGAAATCAACCATTAGGTGTGCGAGGGCTGCTAAGCCAAGGATGTTAAAAATCATAATCGATGTTCCTTTTTTTGAGTTCTGATAATATGTAAAGTTTTGCGTCTTCTAC